AAGATTATTCCACAACCCAAGCAAGTAATACTGATCTTAATGGTATTTCTACTGCTGAAGGAATGTTACCTTCTAATCTAAACAATGCAATTAGAGCATTGATGAAGAATACTAGAGAATGGTTTAACGATAGTCAATGGGTAGAGTATGGTGATGGTGATGCAGCTTTTACAGCAGCTTATGCAAGTTCAACTTCATTTACAATTGCTGGTGTTAATGTTACTGCAATTTATCATGCTGGAAGAAGAATTAAATTAACAGCTACTACACCAGGCACAATTTATGGAACTATTGCTAGTTCAACTTTTTCTACAAACACTACAGTAAATGTAACTTGGGATAGTGGTTCATTATCAAGTGAAGCTATTACAAATGTTTATATTGGTGCTTTATCAAAAACTAATTCATCTATTCCAACAGAAATTATTGGCACATCTAATATTGCTAACAATGCAATCACTACTGCTAAAATTTTAGATAATAATGTTACAGTTGCTAAGATGGCAATTAATTCTGTTGACTCTGATCAGTATGTAGATGGTTCAATAGACACAGTTCACATTGCAGACTCAAATATTACAGTTGCTAAGATGGCAGCTAACTCAGTAGATTCAGATCAATATGTTGATGGTTCAATAGACACAGCTCATATTGGAGATGACCAAATTACAACTGCTAAGATTCCTGACTCAGCAATTACTTCTGCTAAGATTGCAGATGGTGCAATTGTTAATGCAGATATAAATGCTTCTGCTGCAATATCTTTATCTAAATTAGAAAATCTTACAACCGCTAGAGCTTTAGTATCTGATGGTAGTGGAGATGTATCTGTTAGTGCTGTTACTTCAACTGAGGTAGGTTATCTTGATGGAGTATCATCTGCTATACAAACTCAAATTGATGCTAAACAAGCTAGTGATGCAGACTTAACTGCTATTGGTAACTTAGCAAAAACAGACGGTAATTTAATTGTTGGTAATGGATCAACTTGGGTAGCTGAAAGTGGAGCTACTGCTAGAACTTCTTTAGGACTTGGTAATATTTCAACACAAGCATCAGACAATGTTTCATTAACTGGTGGATCAATTACAGGATTAGGTGAACCTTCTGCTAACTCAGACGCATCTACTAAATCTTATGTTGATCAAGCAGTTGCTGGTTTAAGAACTAGAACTATTGCAGAATGTGCTTCAACTGCCAATGTTAATATATCAAATGCACTTGAGGCTGGAGATGCTATTGATGGTGTTACACTTGTTGCTGGAGATAGAGTATTATTAAAAAATCAAAGTACAGCTACAGAAAATGGTTTATATATTGCAGTAGGTTCTGGTGCTGGTGCAGCATCAAGAGATCCAGAGCATGATACTATTGCAGAATTATCTGGTGGTATGGTTGTAGTTAATCAAGGTACTGCAAATGATAATAAAATATTTTTATGCACAACAGATAGTGATGGATCATTAGGATCTACAAGTATTACTTATACTGTAATTACACCAAGTAATTCAGGAACAGTTACATCTATTGCAACTGGTACAGGGATAGATGGTGGAACTATTACTTCTACTGGAACAATATCAATTGATTCAACTGTTGCTACACTTACTGGTTCACAAACTTTAACAAATAAAACTTTAACTTCTCCAATAATTGCAACACCTACAATAAGTGGTTCAGCATCTAGTGCTGGTGCAATAGCATTTAAAGAAGATACTGATAATGGAACAAACTCTGTTACTTTAAAAGGTGCAACAGCAACAGCAGATGTTACAGTAACACTACCAGCTGCAACAGACACATTAGTTGGAAAAAATACAACAGATACTTTAACAAATAAAACAATTAACGCATCTCAATTAGTTGATGCAAGTATCGCTACTGGAAAATTAGCTGATGATGCGGTTACAGCAGATAAATTAGCTAACGCAGTAAATTCAGCAATTACTGCTAACACAGCTAAAACTACAAACGCAACACACTCTGGTGAAGTAACTGGAAGTGGTGCTTTAACTATTGCTGATAATATTGTTGATGAAGCTAATCTAAAAGTTTCTAACTCACCTGTTAATGGATATAATCTTGTTGCAAGGTCTGGCAATACTGGCGGAATGACTTGGGAAGCACCTGCTGGTGGAGGTGGTAAAGTTTTACAAGTAGTTCAAGCCACAACAACTACAGCTAATACAAATGGAGATGGTACTTTTGCAGATACTAGTTTAAGTGCAAGTATTACTCCAAGTGCAAGTAATAGCACAATTGTAATTCTTACAAATCAATTAGGTCATTTTTCTAATACTAATAGTGGTGTAGATAGAATTGCTCAATTTAGACTTTTAAGAGGTAGCACACAAATTCATAGAATTGAGGCAAGAAGATTAGCTCATGCTGATGGAGAGATGAGTCCACTATGTGCAAATATGGTTTTCAAAGATTCACCGTCAACAACAAGTTCAGTAACATATAAAACGCAAAGTGCTGTAGCTGGTGGTAATGTTGATATTTTCTTACAGCAAAATTCATCAGCTGGTTCAATGGTATTAATGGAAATAGGAGCATAATATGATTATTAACGAAAAATCACTACCTGCAATTAGACAATTATATCCAAGTGTTACAAACACTTTAGGAGAAGATTGTTTTACTACAGAAGGCACATTAGTTGAAATAAATGAAGCTAATGTTAATGCAAAAATAGCTGAAATGGAAACTGCTGAAACTGAAAAACAAACAGCAAAAGCTACAGCAAAAGCAAATGGTAACACTAAACTATTAGCTTTAGGTTTAACACAAGCTGAAGCTACAGCACTTACTGGTTACGCACCAGAAATAAATATGAGTGAAGAAATAAAAAAAGCAGAAGCTATAGCACAAGATTACACAGCTATGGGGAATAGTGTTGAATTAATTAATGGAATTATTAATGGTACTTCAATGATAGATGATACAAATGAAGATAAAAAATCAACTGTTGACATAAATGTTAAATACCTAGAATTAATGGTTGCTAAAGATTATTGGACAGATGAAAATATGATAGCTGTTAATGCTGCTATTACTGCTGGTAATTATTATACAGCTTAAATAATTTATGGCTAATGTATATAAAAATGCTATGTTTGATCTGACAACAACAAACAGTACAGTTGTATATACTTGTCCAACAAACAGAACATCATTAATTAAAACTATACAAGTAACAAATATTCATAGTGGAGCTAATGAGATAGAAGCATTCACAACAGACGCATCAAATTCTGGTGCAGTACATGAAATATCTCATATATCTTTAGCATCAAAAACTACTGAAAATTTAGCTAAAGGAACTATAGTTTTAGAATCAGGAGATACTTTAAAATTGAAAGCACAAACTGCTAATGATATAGCAGGGATAGTATGTGTATTAGAAATATTTGACGAAAAAAGTGCGTAATTATATATTGTTTTTAAGTATTTTTTAATGTATTTATGGAATTAGTACGAATACCAATTATAGAACTTGATAAAGTTTGGTCTTTAGTAGAAAAAGATATTAGAAATGCTTTAGCTTATTCAGGTCAACTTAACGATTCAGATTTTGTTTATGAAACTGCTAAACAAGGTAAATTTCAAGTTTGGGTTATTTGGGATAAAAACCAAAAGAAAACAAATGATAAATATTTTGGTGTAGTAGTTACTGAGATAATAAAAAGAAAACATGGTAAAGTTTGTCATGTCTATATTGTAACTGGAAGGCAAATGTCTAAATGGCAACATCTCATAAGTAGAGTTGAAGAATTTGCTAAAGACGAAGGTTGCAAAATGATGGAACTAATTGCTAGACCAGGTTGGCAAAAAGTCTATAATAATCATGGTTACAAAAGAACCCATGTTGTTTTAGAAAAACAAATTAAACAAGAGGATAATAATAATGGAAACATATCAAAATAGATCAATACAAAAAACTGGTAAAGTAAGTAATTTTTTTAAAAATAAAAAAAGATTAACTGAACAAGCATATCAATTGGCAAGATCACAAGAGCCTAAAGGTAGATTATCAGAAAGTGATATTTTAAGAGCAATAGATTTATTAAATAGTAAATAGGAGAATAATATGAGTTTTGGAGGCGGAGGATCATCAGGAGGAGGTGGAACACAAACAACACAAGTAACACCTTATGCACCAGCACAACCAGCATTAAATCAGATATTATCAGAAGCAGGACAATTATATGGACAAGGTGTAGGTGCAACTGGATATGTTCCACCATCACAACAAACTTTAACTGGTCTTGCAGGACAAGAGGCATTAGGTACAGCAGCACAACAACAAATGGCTGCAACACTTGGTGGACAATATTTAAATCCTTTCCTTTCACCCCTATTACAAAAAACTGCTGGAGATGTTTATACTAATGTAGCACAACAATTTAGTGGTGCAGGTAGAACACCAGGTTCTCCAATGATGCAAAATCAAGTAGTTTCACAAGTAGCAAATGCTGCACTACCTTTAGCCTTTCAAGAATATGGAACTGAGAGAGGTAGACAATTAGGTCTTGCAACTCAAATACCTGGTCTAACTCAAACAGGAGCTCAATTAGAAAACATTCAAAGACAACAACAACTAGCTCCACTACAAGCATTACAACAATATGCAAGTTTAGCTACTCCAATAGCAAGTGGATTTCCAACAACTACTGGTCAACAAAATACACAAGCTAATCCATTCTCAACTGCTATGGGTGGTGCTTTAGTTGGTGGACAATTTGGTGGTGGAGTAGGTGCATTAGTTGGTGGTGGTTTAGGATTATTAGGAGGACTATTATAATGGATAAAATAAATAAAATAATTTACGATTTAAAAACAGACATAGATAATAATACTTCTAAGTATATTATTATACTTGGTGTATTATTTGTAATTTCAATAATTTCATAAGGAGTTTAAATGTTATTAGATAAAGACTTCGTTATGCAAGGTGGTGTAAGAAATTATCTTGGAAAAACTGAAGAAGTTAATAACGCACCTAGATATTGGCAATCCTCTCCTACAAGTCCAAAAACAGAATTATCTTACATTACTGATGCTGAGAAAATTTTACTTCTTGATGCTAACTTACATGGTTCATTAAAAGATGGAAAACCTAATAAAGGTGCTTCTGGTCTTTTAAGTTTTGATGGTGGTGGTTTTGGATCAGAAAGTGCTGGTACAGGTGGTAGTGATGGTTTTGGCGGTGGCGGTGGCGGTGGCGGAGGCGGAGGTGGTTATACAGGCGGAGGTGGTTATACAGGTTCAGATTATGGATTTGTAGTATCTCAACCTACAGCTCCTACAGTATCTGCACCTACTTATAGTGGTAGTGGTGGAGTAGATGTTGGTTTTCAAGAAGCATTAAAAAATCCATATAATACAGGTGATGTTTTTGAGGAAGATGAATATATAGCTCCTGACATTGACCATTATAAAGCTACACAAAAAGCTATCAATAATTCAATAGCTGGTAAAGGTGATGATGCTTTAGGAGATTTATACCAAGCTGATTATAGTGATTGGTCTAAAGCAGATCAAGATACCTACCAATCAGAAATGAATAAACTTAAAGGTACAGAGGGTAAAAATTATTCTTTTTATGCTGGTAATGAGGGAACTATTAATAATACTTTTGGAGAAAATTGGAAAGATGCTGTTGTAGTAACTCCTGCTTTAAAAGCCTCACCTGCATTAAGATTTTTAGTAGCTGGTGCAAAAACACTTTATCAAAATGCCACAACTGATTATGGCACAGGATATTATGGTGGCACAGATTTTACTGGTTCTGGTAGTGGTATGCCAGTAGATGGTGGTGGTTGGTTAGGTAGAATATTTAATAGTGATGGATCTGTTAATACAGATATTACAGAAAGAGAAGCTAACGATATATATAAAGAAGCACAAAATGATTTACCTTATTTAGTTGGTAATACACAACCTCAAGATTCTATGGTCAACCAATATTTTGATAATATGAATATGAATCAAGGTTCACCATTAAGTTCTGATTTGCAAACTAGCTATAATAATGCTAAAAATAACATCAGTAGTATATTAGGTACAAATCAACAGTTTGGCTACTCAGCACAACCCTATGGCTTATTAAGTAGTACAAATATGGCAGACAACCCTTTCAATATACCATACTTACAACAAAGAGGATTAATATAATGATTGAAGATTTAAAAAGAAGATATACAAAATTACAAGGTTTATTAAACACACCAATGAATCAAGGTGGTGGAATTTTAGGTAATATACCTCAAGGTGCTTTATTAGGTTCTGCAATATTTGGTCAAGGTATTCAAGGTAGAGATCCTTTCTCTGCACTACTTCCTGCTGTAGCTCAAACAGCACAATTACAAAAATACATGACTCCTAAAGATTTAAGGACTCCATTACAAAAAAATTTAGAAGCAGCTGGATTAAAAAAAGGGACTCCTGAATATAATCAGGCTTTAATGCAAAATGTTAATCCTGTTAAAGATAGAAGAACTGCTATGGGAAA